GTTCCGTTTATGATGTAGTCTTTTACAACTACACCATAATCAGCCCCCAACACCTTAGTCAGATAGTCCCATTGGTTATTGTCGATGTACGACTGAATAACATCAATGTTATCACTATTCTGAGGTAGCTGAAAGTTCCCCGCAAAGTCCGATACTTCGATTTCAAATATCATTACCCTTCAATAATTGTCCCGTAACCTTTGTCTATAAACAACTGAGCAATATCAGCAACGAGTTCATAAACGCCTGATCTCAGATTCTTATAGCTACCATTTGATCTAAATTGAACCAAATGACTACCGGAAATGCGTTCTTTGTTTCTGACTACGACAAGTGCCGAAATCAATCCAAAGTCTTTCTTTCCTACGCCTTTCTGAAATACAGATGCGTCTACTTGATCTGAAGCCTCAACAATTGCATGGCTGGATATTGAGAATGTATGCTTAATGTCGATCAGGAACGCTCCTGATTCTTCCATCGTTACAATATTCTCAACTATTCCGGCTTCTGCCAATCGCATTGAGCAGTTGTTGTCAAGTCCTGAGTTCAACCCATCATCCCAGAGTTTCCAATCCATTTTGTCAAGCACAGAAAGAGGGAAGAAACGACCAGCACCAGCCGATTGTTTCCCCTCCTTATATCCTGCCCAATGACCAACTTTCTTGGATTCAGTGGAATAAAAGTAAATATCCTTCAGTCCTGTGACAGACTCGGTATCAAATGAAGATAAAGCCTTGAAATACCCTTCATTCACCATATCATCGCTACCAAGCAATACAACGCCCTCAACACCGAGTTCACGACACTTGTTAAGCATTGCGTTATGCTTGTCGCTCAACGGATCGTTTGGCACTTCGATGTAATTGCAACCTTCGGCTAGTGATTCAGATATTTCACCCTCGCTACCAGCTACAACTAACTCAAATCCAAGTTTTTTGGACTGAGCGCGTAGACGGTCAAGGGTTATTTTCTCTAAATCTTGTCGCTTCCAAATTGCGACTATAACAGCTATCTTCTTCATATAACCGGATTACGTTGTTTGTAGAATCGCTTTCGCTGTATTGAACGCGCCTTTGATAAGCACAGGCTCATCGTTAGCACTAACCCATTGAACAAGACGTTTCTCGATGAGCATTGTCTTTTTGTTTTCAATGAAGTCGTTGCCGTTCAACCCGATCTGAATACCAAGTTCTTCACGGATACGCACCTGAATAGCTGTCAAGTCACCTCCTAAGAAGTTCTCACCAGTTACAGCAGTCGTAGGAATCACTCGCATTTCAGCAACTTCCAAACCGTTAGCCGTAGCAAATACAGGCATTAGATACTGTCCGTTGAGGTCTTTCGTCAACTTCATTCGAGCAACTACCGAAGGGTTAACGAATATCCCGTTAGGAATACCGAAAGCAAGCTCAGTTTGAAGTGCCACAGCCATAACTACATCGTAGTCATTCGGGCTATCAATCTGGTTAGCCAATCCACCACCTGTAAACGCTGTTGCGTGGTTGAACGATCCGTCGAGATTATCACCAAGGTTGTTCCCGTTGAACAACTGATCTTCAATGACGATATCCATTCGCTTCATTAGGTTAGTCTCAATGTATGAGATCAACTGCGGAAGGTCTGCCATCATCTCGGTTGTTACCTTACCGTAAACGGCAATTTTCTTAACCGTAGCGGTACGCTCTTCGTAACGAACAGACAACTGAGTCTTAGTGTCACCTTCACCAATGAAGATAGGTGTACCTTGCTCATCGAGTTCTTCAACCCACAATGCGCGGGAATTTCCGATACGACCAACTGACACATTCGCCATGTAACGCAATTCGCGCTTGCGAATAGTGGAAATGATACCAGTGTTTTCAGTAAGCAAGTACTGAGTTGGTCCAGCTCCGATAGTGTTTTCTTCACCCATCGTAATAGCTACCTTGATAGCTGAATCCTGCTTACCTGCAACAGCCTTATCAATTTCACCCTGTACAGACTTCAATGCGTGTCCGATAGCCTCACGAAGCGTTTTGAATCCGTTAGCCGGAGCTTCAGGACGTTCAGAAATCGCTTTGATGCGTAGGATTTCTTCAGACAAAGCCTTTTGAAGTGCTTCCTGTTTTGCAACAATGGCTTCAATGTCTGCTTTCGACGCGTTGTTTTCGTTGGCTTTAGCAATTGCTTCGTCCAATTCCTTTTTTCGTAGTCCAGCATCATGATTCGCTTTAGCGATCGTATATGCTTGCTGTTCTTCGAGTGTCATTTTGGAAATTTCCTCCAATGATTTTTCTTCAAACATCTCTAATGTTTTAAATGAATAAATATGTTGCTGCTTTTTGAGTGCCTGATGGCGGCTCGGTTATTTGAGTGCCTATTGGCGGCTCAATGTCGTTTGTGTCTTTAATTGAAAGCGTTGGTGTTGCTGAGTTAGACCCAAACAATACCGCGCTTCCCTCAATAATCTTTGCTTCTGTTACAGCCCAGAAATATCCTATCTGATCGGCTAAATCACCATTAGCAACCATTGGACGGTATTTTTCCCATGCTTCAAAATCGCCTTTATAACGATCATCGTTTAAGCAAAAGGTAATCTGAACATATCGCATACCAACGCTATGCTCTTTTACATACCCATTAGCGTATTGCTCAAACATAAATGGGTTTCGCTTGCCGTTAATTTCTCCTGTAAATAACAATACCTGACTCTTACCTTCGTATGGAAGATTCAATTTAGACCAATCGATTAATTCGGTAGAGGCTTCCATTGAATCTGAAATAACCCCATCAAATGATTGCTTGTGTTGATTGAGAAGGTAGAATGTTTTCTTTTGTTGAATCGATTTCTTCCATAGTCCCTGTATATGAACATCACAATGTGAGTCCATGAAATTAGATGAGTTGATTGCCAATTTAGCCGTCAATTTACCAACCTCAATAAGTTGCTGTGGCGTTGATGCCTTAGTTTCGATTTCGGTCGAGTCATCATCATAGGCAATAACCGAAAAAGAAGCGTCTGCCTCCTTTGTGATCATTTTCTTTTGATCGATAAGCGTTGACTTATTAGCCACTAGCCATTCATTGCGCTTTGCAATGCTATCAAACGATGGTAGTTTTAATGTCATTTCTTAACGGTTTGATGTTCTTTAATCACCTTCAATCGTTTTGATTTGATTGATTCAATATCAATTTCCGGCTTCTGATCTGTCGAATTCCTATTTAACATAACTACCGATCTATTTAACATAACCAATCAGTTTGAGCAAATGTAAAACAAATTTCTATACATTTGCTACTTAACATAATATCTGTGTATGTTCTTCCAATTGGGTTCATTTAGTTTAGGTTGGGGACGCGCCAACTACGATAAAACGCCAAAGCAATCACCTGTCCCGCTTTTACGCGAAGGAACACCGCAATGGATGGAGGTTAATAACTCAACTGCCTACGACATTTACAATACCACTTCCGTATTAAGTTCTGTAATCAAAAGAAAGGGGGATCTACTCGCTACCGGAACATGGAAGCACTTCAAAGTAGATGCAGATCGAAAGCCAATCGAAATCGAAAACAGCCCATTTGTTCAGTTAATGGAGAATCCCAATCCATTCATGTCCGGCAATGACTTCATGCGACAATGGAATGAGAATGAGTCAGTATTCGGAAACAACTTCATGTTGATGCTAAAGGGGCTTTCTATCGATCAGTTGCCAAAGGTTATTAATAATTTACCGCCTGCATTCATGCAGATCAAAACAAAGGGATTTATTTGGAGGCAAACGGATATTAATGATGTTATCGACTACTACTACAATATCTCTAACGGATCGAGTGATAAATACTTTCCTGACGAAATAATACACACAAAAATCATCAACGGGCAAAACCCATTGTTAGGTGAAAGCCCTTTGATTAAGCTGAATAGAGATATATCAAATATCCGTTTGGCAATGACTTATCGTAACGTTGCGTTTGGTGAATTGGGCGCGCTCGGTTATATCTCTCCTAAGAGTTCGGTAGCTGGATCTTTACCATTTACGGAAGATCAACGTATAGCTATGTCGAAAGAACACACAAACGCTTACGGAATCCATGAAGGACAGGCGCGTTTGAAGATGTCACCTATTGCTATCGATTTCACATCTACATCGTTTGCATTGAAAGAAATGATGGTATTTGAGGAATTTGAAGCGGGTAAACGCGCTATTCTTGACTACTACGGCATGAATGAGAATGTATTCACCCGCGAAAAGGCATCAACGTTCAACAACGTTGAAAAAGGATATAAGATGTGTTACGAATCGACTATCATACCTGATTCTGAAGAAAAGGCAATGACTATATCAAAACGACTAGGATTAGTTGATCGCGGTGAATTCCTTCATATGGATTATTCGAAGATACCAGCCTTGAAGCAGGATGATAAAGTGGTTGCTGAAACGCTTGCTAAACGAGTTGAGGCAATGGCAAAACTAAGAGATACCACATTATACAATGATAACGACATTCGCGCTATTGGGGGTCTTGAATTGTAACCCCATCGAATAGATGCGGATAGTATGAGATCATCATCTTAACGAGTCCAGCCAATGAATCGGGCGCATCGTCGTGTTTAACATCGCCTGACGTTCGCGTGTACTCGCATAGATTCTTCATGAATAGTTCATATTCGCTTCCAACGCTATATTCAGTCGGTTCTAAGAAATATACGTACCGTTTTACGAACCCCTCACACGTAAGTATTCGCGTATGCTTATTCGATGATTGATTCATAGTAATGACTCCTGTATAACCGTTCATCTTCGGATCTTTAGACATATTGAGCAATCCTGAATACATAGACCCCCCGAAGTTTGATTCGACTTGCATATATTCCGGTCGATGTTCATTAGCCTTAATGATGGTCATAGGTACATTCGTTCCGGTTGCCTCTTTGGTGAATACAACATCTGGAATAAACACCTTTTGCCCGATGATGTAACCAAAAGGGATAGCGTGATTGTCATTTCCTTTGTCGGCTACGTCAACAAAAGCACAACGGGCTTGTGCGGTTGATAGGTCAATATCTTCTTTTCGGAAGTACATCAACTCATCTTTAGCGAATACAATCCCCTCTTTCGGTTGCGGGTTCTGCATGTACTGCGTTTCGAATACATGGGATGTCTTTGGGCTTGTCCGTAGTTCCTCAATAGCTTCCATGTTGTGTTTCCAGTCCCAAAGCGGTTTACCCTCGAATAATACCGGATAAACAAGAAACTTTGCTTTTGGATTATCTAATCCGTAGTGGTCAATAAACTGCTGAGTACTGTCGCTCATTCCTGATCGCTGCTGAATATTGATAATTGGCGTATCAGGACTGTTTTTTCGGGAGAATATAGTGTTGAATATTACGCGGCTTACCTTGTCATTATTCGCGTTCTCCTGTTCCGCATCGTCTGTTTTGTTGATGTCATCTAGTACTATACACCCCTCGAAGTTTCGGATATAGTTGGCTAATTCTTCTGTGTGGTCAATCATTTGCCCCGCTCCGAATCCAGTAACCTGACCGAATATAGTAGCTGTTTTTAGACCACCTCCTAACGTGGTTCGCCAAAGGTTTTTTGCGTTCTGATCCTTTTTGAGATCAACCCCATACATTATCTGAAAGTATGGATGCGATACGATGTCACGTATTGAAACAGATGTTTGCGCCCGTAATTCATCGGATGCCGTAATGTATAGGTAGTTTCCGGCTGGGTTCATTCCAATTCCCCTGGCAATCATATTCACCGCTGCTAATTCGGTCTTTGAGAATCGAGGCGGGATATTGATATTGAGTAGTTCGAGTTCGTACCCCTCAACCTTCTTTAGCTCATTGCAAATTTCGTCGTGATGCCAATTGGTAATGAACTTAGTCCCGCGCAATACCCGATACCAGAAGCGTGTAAAATACAAAAGTGACGCATCACATTCAATACGCGCCACTAACAACTCATTTCTAGATATATTACTATAATCCATTATTCAACTCACGGCGGGCATCTTCGATTTCGTCCTTTGAAAGCGGCTTCACATCATGGTTGAAGTTCGTGTTTTCGATCTCTTGGCGGTCTTTCCACCCCATGTTTTTCAATGCGAAAATAGCCCCTGTTGTGTTGCCAACTTGAAGTTGCTCCTCGTATTCACGCTCGATAAAAGACCCTGCTCTTTTTACTGAGTAAGAAAATACATCTTTCTTCCCGTAGTCGTAAAAGGATTGTCTTGAGCAGAATCCCATGAAAAGACATAGCCCTGTTATTGTTGGGACGGGAACTTCAATTTCTTGAGCGTGTTCACCCTTGCCTACCCAAATAGTCTTTGTTCGAATACCTGAGTTGAAATATTCATCAACTTTTGAATCAAATTCCTCAACTGTTTGAAAGAAAGGATCTCGTCCTGAGTTCGGATTTCCCTCGGCTAGTTTATTTCCTTTTTCGAACGGCATATCAATTGAGTAAGGTGAATATCAAAACGGCAACACTAGCTATTAGTGTTATGATTGATATGATTAAGTTCACTTTGAATTGTCGGTGCTCGTCCATATTTTTGCTTTTAAATAAGGGTCGGGTTATGGGTGGATTTCACACCTACCGCTTTTCGTCGTAACGAACGTGCTACATCAATTGAATGATTCTGAAAGCTGACACTACAAAACCTCTCCCTAGTTCAAATGTACGAAATAATAGTTTAAATATATTTTAGCTACCGAACCAATATGAATAGTGATTTATCATTTGCTATGCGCCTTTCGTCAAATGAAAATAACGAAAACCATGTTCTATACTTGTGCCTAGCCTTTACCCATGTTGATTTTGAATACCTCTTTTTACGACAGATCTCGTTACCAGTGTGGCACAAGAATATGGCACGAAGTTTTTTCTTTGCCTTTCTTGGTATTCGTTCATTAACGACCTTATATTTCAAAGGTGAGTTCATTAATCGGTCGTATGCATCGGGACTATAAATAAGGCAATGATCGGGATGTGTAACCCTTACAGAAATTCCCGGATATTTACCTCCAATCCTTCTGCAACTTCTAACAGGAAAATGTAACTTGGGTTTACTTTTCCGTTTTCCAACTTGTTTATTGAAGGATGATCTTTACCAATTCTATGGGCTAGTTCAGTTTGTGTCATTCCTTTTTGAGTTCTGATTTCTTTCACCTTCTCGCCCAGCTTCAAAAGTATTGCTTTCTTGTCCATTCGACAATTGTATCGTATTAAATACAGAAAGTTTGTATTCAATTGGATACAGAGTGCTATATTGGCAGGATGAAAGATCAGATCATAGCCATGATAACACGGGACATTGAGCTTAGTAGGTCAGGAAAAGATATTAAGTTCCGGCATCGAGTATTAAAGATAATGGGGATTCAATCAGATTTGAATGTAAAGAAAAGATACAATAATCTGTTGACTAGCTATGAGAGAAACCCAAACCTAACTAACAAAATGATTGCTTGTGGAATCTATCGTTACTTGGAATCGAAAAGGAGGTCTTGCAAGTAATAGATTTCCCCGGATTCGTTAACGTACTGGACAACCTTTTGTGTTTTGAACTGTCTGGAATAGTAATCATAGTTCCTTGCCTTCGATTCTAAAGCACTCAACTTCTTTACAAAGTCTTTCAAGTTCGTGTCAAAAATGACTGCGGTGTTGTCCTTTATGGCCACAAATGCCCTTGTCAAATCTTTATTCATAGGGCAAATATAAATATAACCGTATATAATTGCAAAATACTTGTAAATGCAATTATAAGTGTTTATATTTGTATATATCAAATTCACAACCATGTGCAACACAAGAAAAGAACTAAGAGATTTCACTAGCTTATACGATTTGCTTGACCACTTCGCTACAGAAGAGATATGTGAGGAATATTTGGCTGCTTCCCGATGGAACGGTGAGCCAACATGTCCGTACTGTAAGAGTAAGCGTGTGAATAATCTGAAAGGAAAGACTAAGCGTTACAAGTGCTACGGCTGTCGTAAGCAGTTCGGTGTTCGAGTAGGGACTATTTTTCACGACAGTAAATTGCCGCTACGTAAATGGTATGTTGGGATTTACCTGATCTGTTCCAATCCAAAAGGAATCAGTTCTTACAAGCTGGCGGAAGACTTGAACATTCATCAATCAAGTGCCTGGCATTTGCTGCACCGGGTACGTGAGACGTATTTGCAGAAGAAAACGAAGCTGAGAAAGCGTACAGTTGAATTAGATGAGACTTTATACGGTGGACTAGAGAAGAACAAGCACAAGGATAAGAAAACGCCAAACAACCAAGGACGCAGCACGAAAACAAAGGCTTTGATCTTTGGAATACTAGAGCGTAACGGAGATATCTATGCTGTTCCGGTGAAGGATGCTAAAGGCGCAACGTTGTTGCCTATTGTTGAGGCAAAAGTTTGCAAGGGGTCAAACATCTTCACGGATGAATACAAGCCTTACAGATCGTTGCGTAAAGACTTCAAACACGTGTATGTGAACCACAAGCGCAAAGAATATGTGCGTGGAAATTGCCACACGAATGGGCTTGAAAATTTTTGGTCGCACCTGAAAAGAGGATTGTCAGGAACTTACCATCACGTATTTAAGAAGCATTTGGAAAGATACGTGAATGAGTTTACCTTTAGACACAACAACCGAGGCACGGGCGCTGAATCAAAATTCAACGTGTGCCTGTCAGGTTCAGAACAACGATTGACATATAAAGCGCTGACTAGTGGGAAAAAGTAAGACTGATAACAATGAGATACCACGCCCTGAAAAGGACGTGAAGATCAAGCGAGGGAACCAGAAGTTTAAAGCGACTTTGGTGACCCTTGTCAAGGATAGTAACCAATCTACGAAAAAGTCGTAATATTGCAAAAGAAGAAAGCCCCATTGCTGCCCCTGCTTTATGACAAGCATAACGGAACAATCAATGAGACTTTCGACTACCACACCGCGAATGTGGATTTTAAAACAGTTGGGGAGTCGTGTGACCTATGCGGGGTATGATTCCCGGAGGCGCTAACCTTTCATCCTCTATATACTGGGAGGACAGCCAACTGTTGTTTTGAGCGGCGTTAGAGTTCATCACACTCCGGCTAAGGCTGGCTAATGAGACCATCTTCGCCTGCACACTCTAGCATCTTTAAAGCCTGTCCTCACGGATGGGCTTGTTTATTTCATCACTTCGTTGTATATTTGTAGTAACATTAGGTACAATATACTTGTAAAAGTGTATTAATAAATCGCAACTGAAAAAAGTCGTTTCACAAGAGCGACTTTTTTTGTTTAATCATATTGTCGCTTCATTAAGGTTATGAAATCTATAATGAAATCAAAATCAGTTATGCGTACATCTTCTGGAACAATTATCTGAGCGGTTCTATTTCCTTTAAGAGGAATGTTGAACGGTATAGTGGACAGGTCTTGTCTTATATCTGTAAAATTGTTGGGGACAGATCGTTTAGTGAAAGATTTATCCTCATCAACTGATAATGGCTCGATTGTTTCAACCTCATAAATAGGACTTGAAGTAGGTGTACCTTCTATCAACAGAACATTATCAGAACTGATAAAACCGTGATCCCTTGCATTTTCGAGAAATGTACTTGCTGCTTTTACATTTGCACCATCAAAAATACTATGGTGATGAAGCAATATATTAGCTAAAGGACTTTCTGCAGGAAGAATTTGATTTTCGAACCTACTAATAAGTTCTGTGTATAAATGAGGGGACTTGAAAGCTGTTATTATTGCCTGCCTTTTGTGGTTATCATCAATCGGGCGGTAAATTGATACAAACAGTGAACTTGGCTTGTAACCTTCGCCGGATTTCATCTCTAACAAACCATATTGGTTCGCTGAACTGACTTGGGTCTGTAAATATGCCTCGGAAGCATTAAGGGCTTTTGAAATATCTGCCCTACTCGCATAATAATTACCGCTTCCGAAATTTGTATATATCTTAGTAACCAGTTCGATACAATAATTGATTGTATAGGATGGGTAAGAAGAACTACGCTGTCCTTTTTTCATATATCTTGTTTTTGTGTTCTAATAAATCGCACTACAAATATAGGAACAAGGAAGTTGAAAAAGCAAGTTTTTAATGAAGAAAATTCATTTTAAAACAAACATATTTTGTAACTAATTGGTTTACAGTATTTTAAAAACTTGTTTTTATATATAAAATCATGTTGATTACTGTAACAAAGATGTTTTTAGATAATGAAATGGAAAAACAACTGGGTTACACACCCCGATTATTGCCTAAATCAATACACATTAAAACGAAAGACAAAAAGAATGAAACCACTCCTATCGCCGCCAATGTTTCGAGTTTAAACATTTGGCTCGACAGACAAAATATTATACTCAAAAAGAAAAGTGTACCGGCTATTGTTGGGAGCGGGTCTAGCGTATTAAAAAAGTGCTTTACTCTGTTTTTTGATTTCCCTGCTACGAATATCTGACTAGATATTGACTTATGGGATTCAATCAGCGCATTAACCTCATTCCAATGCTTATGCCGTTCTGATTTTATACTACGTTCAGATTCATCTAGGCGCGCGATAAGGGTCTTAATTTCTTCGTCCCGTCTTTTTACAACATAATAATCACAACCCTCGTTTGAATAGTTGTATGCGGAAGTCATTACTAGTTCTTCCCTTGAATTAAGAATCTCTAGTTTTGAGTCCAATTCATTGTTGCTTTTAAGTATTGACTCATACTTCCAAATTGGCATTGACACCGTTGTTTCATTATCTTTCATAACCCCTCAATTATTTCCTTTAGTGAATCACTTAACTGGACTAGACTATCGTTATCTTTCCATCGTTGG